TTATTTGCTGCTATGGTAAATACTGCTAAATCTGCATTATCATCAACTCCAATTAATTTACCTATAGTATTATCTGGTAGATAAATAATTCCATCTCCTAAACAATCACCGACATATGTTGGGTCTTTTTCATTTCTAATAATTGGATTGACACCAAACAAAAAAGTACCATAACCATCTAATCCTGTGTGAGTTACTGCACTTTGAGCTGTGCCTGTTCCTCCACCATCTACCGCTGTAAACGTAGTTATAACATAAGAGATAGCTACTGTGTCTGCTACAACAGTGTTGCCTCCAAAAACTATATTTATATAATCTCTTGCTAAACTTGCTATTTCAAATACTGTTCTATTGCTTGTAGCATTTTTAAGTATTGTGTAGCGTAAGGTTCCATCTATTGTTAAAGCTAATTGTGCAGATAAATGACTTGCTGTTGTAACTGTCACATAATAAGGACTTCTAAGTAATATTCTAGCCATAATTAATTCTTATTCATATTTTCAGGAAAAAACTTTTCATCTTGTTCTATATCAAAAACAAAAGCATCTCTTAACTCTTGTGGTAAAAACTTAAATGCAGATTGAAATGGTTTTGTAAAAAAATAACTTGGTTTTATTCCATTATTAAAAACACTCCTTGCAACTAAATATCTTAAACTTTTTCTAGGTATAAATTTACCCTTCTTATCCCTTACACCTTTTAGCCCTTTTCGTATTACCCATTGGTCAAATGCTTTAGATGGTGGCATTTTAGAACCATAACTATATGGGGTGTTATATTTCACCTTTTTACCGCTTACTCCTAAGTCTTGGAAAAAACCGTATTTCTGCATACTAAACAAAACATCAATACTATCTTTATATCTGTTTACTTTATATTCCAGACTATCAGAAAGTTTGTTAGTTGTATTCTTTTTTTCTTTAACAAGTTCCTGTCTTGCTTCTTTCACTACATATTTAGCAAAAGCATTCATTATCTTTTCTACTTCTTTTAACTGCATACGTTTATATCATTACTTATTAATACATTAAACGTACAAGCTACCCCTGCTAATTGGTTTTCAAACCTTTCGTAAAAGAACTCACAAGATGCTTCACCATCTAACTGATATTTATCTGAATATAGATTTCCTTTACTTAACAATCCTACTAACTTATTCACTACCGCTAATTGTGTGTTTAGGATGTCCTGTTCATTGTTGTTGCCTACGAATACATCTGTTGTTTCATCTTTGGATTGGTCAACTATATCCATTGACATTACCGTTATGTTAAAGTTGAGGACTTGTTCTTGTATGTTTACAGAGTTTACTATTATATGACTTAATGGGAATATAGTTTGTTTAGACAAGTCTATGTCAAAGATGTCTCCAGTTGTTACTGTGTTGACATTTTCGTCTGCTAAAAGATTTGTCTTTAGTGTTTGTGTTATCTGATAATATCCTCTTACTCCTTGGTTCATTTCTTAAATTTGTTTTTTATTTGGTTTGCCTCAATCTCTGCTTTCTCTTTCATAAATGTTAAAGCATAAAGGCAAGTATGTACTCCTAGTTTAGTGATATCTTCAAATCTTCTAATATCGCCTTGAGCGAGCCCGAAAAGCGATTGATACCATCCATATCGTTTACCGAAAGATGCTGTTGCGCTAAGGCTATCTCCTCCTGTCCTAAATAATTCATCATAGCTTTTGATAAGTCCATCCCTAAATGATAAAAAAAAAGTATTGAACTTAACACTGCATCCATTGGCATCTCTTTCATTATATCTGTATCATCAGCTTTGTAATCTTCTATTAAGTATTTGTCTTTATATTTTTGTTTTATTGGTCTATAAAGAACCGCCATAGCCCTGTGCATATTTTCATAGTCTCCTATATAAGTATCTAAGTCTATGTATTCCCCAAAAGACATATCTTCTAACTTAGGAATAAACCCATAAGACGTTTCATTTATTTTAAACTCTTTAACTAGGTTTGGTTTTTCATTAAACATTGTAGATAATATTTCTGTAACATCTTTAATGCTCGACGCTTTCATTCCTAATATAACATCACCTCTTAGCCCACAAAATATCTCAATCATTTTTATTGCTAAGAAATTTTCATCTTTATTTTCTTCCTGTATCTTTAAATACTTTTGATATTGCCCTAATGTTATTTCACTTAACGTGTCTGGTACTTCTAGTTTCATATATATATAACGTATAAATAATTATTTTTCGTTTGCTACTGTATTGCGTATCTTCCAAAGTTTGGTCTACTTAAAATGCTGTATGTTGCATATCTAACTGCATCTATAATATGATTGTTTTTATCTTCAGGTGTGTTTGTTAGTTTGCCTGATTTGTCTTCCTTCCATTTATAGTTTCTGAACTCCTGAATTGCATTGTTGCTTGAGTTGGTTATGTTTATTTTATATCTTTTTAATAAGTCAATCCCTGCGCTTATTGAATCCCTACCTTTTAAACTTGGTCTAATATTCCAGCCCATACGCCTTAACTCCTCAATTAGTCTAGGTTCGCTACTATCCATATATAATTGGTTTCTATTTATCCCTACTTCTTTGAATGTATTGTGTAGGTCTTTAGTTGTCATTTGTGTTCTGTAAAGATGCTCTTTTATGTAAAGGTTATAATCTTTTGTGTAAACACTTACTAAAGTTGAGGGGTCATTAGAATATCCTGCATCTGCCCCATATGCTATAAACTCCGCATCCTCTGGTATTTTATTACACTCATTGTAATTAAATATAGTTGCCTTGCTTATTCCTTTTAAACCTAATCCATATATCTGCCAATACTGCTCGTCTGTTTCTTTAAGGCGTTCTATTTCTGTTTTAATGCTTTGTTCTAAAAAAGGATTATCTAAATAAGTAGTCCTGTAAAAGTCGCAATCATCTCTTGTAATTACTTTGTCATATATCCAATGGTACTCATCACTTGGGTTGTAGTCTATTATTATTTTTTCATCTGTTCTAAATATTAGCTGTTGCCAATCCTCCCAATTTAACTCATTAGCTTCATTGATAAACAAAAGATTCCTTTTACGCCCTCTTACTTTTTGTGGCATATCTAAACTAATAAACTCTATTAAGTTTCCAAATAGTTTGTATTCGCTATTTGACTTGTTGTGGTTTAACTCTTGATAGATGTTCAGTTTCCTAAGAATGTCTAAGAAGTCTCTCATTACAGAAGCCCTTAAACTAGGAAATGCTTTACGACATATAGTAATTATTTTGTTTTTATTTCTAGGTGTATATTCTAATATTATCCATAACAATATATTATAAGTCTTGCCAGAGCGTGTGCCCCCTTGCTCAACAATTATTTTCTTTTGACTATTTGTTAAGTGTTTATATACCTTGTTAGTCTGTATCTTCTGTTTTATCAATTATCTCGACTTGAAAGTTAGTTGGCATTCCATCTGCTCCTGTTATTTCTTGCCTTTCTATATATCCTCTTTTCTTTCCTTTCGTTTTTAAATAAAAAATTGTAGCAGGTGTAGAGTTCTCTGAAATTTGTTTATGTAGTTGACTTTCTGCAAAATCTAAAGCAATGTTTTCTATATCTTTAACTTGCTTAGCAAAATCTTCATCTTCGTTTATCCATTTATAAAATGTACTTCTAGGTATGTTTGCTTTCTTGCAAGCTACTGTAACTACTCCTAAACTTTGTTCTAAAGCTTTTAGTATTGATTCTTTTTTTATGTGTCTACTTTTGTTCATTTGTATTTGTTTGAGCGATAGGGTAGAATTGAACTCCTCCTCTTAACTGGAATGTTAAGTGTGCAACCATTACACCTCTATCGCATTTTTAGGATAATCTAATGATATTTCTTTACAATATTCTATCATTTTATTATTCAATGGATATAAATATTTAAATTTACCTGATTTTTTTCTTTTTTTTAAACTATTTTTTAAATTCTTATCTAAATTGCTTGCTGACCTTGCATGCAACCATTTACCTTTATAAAAATATTCTTCCCCGCTTGACTTTATGTTTCCTGCATATTTCCAATTAGTAGCTTGATATATTATACCTAAGTGCCCTTGTGCTTTATCTGCATAGCTTATTAACATTTGTACTGTAGGGGCATATTTCCTTATTAGCTTAATACTTATTGCCATAGCTTTTGATGTACTTTCTTGCTTCCCGTTTAGTGCCATCCTTGTTAACTCTAAGTATTGCCCATTATTTAATCCATACGGTTTGCCTAAAGGTCCTGCACCTCCTCCATATGTTATTACACCACACCATTCACCCTTTTTGTTAAATACTGAAAAACCTACTCTAATAAATGGTACAGTCTTAGCATAATGGAATTTTAAGCAAGCATATTTTATTGCTTTGTGTGAAGCTTTTTTTAAAATCATAATATGCCTCCGTTTACACTAAAGTATGCTTTAGGGTATTTATTGTCTA